GCCAAAGGACAAAAGGACATCATTCCTATTTTGTCCTACCCCTTGGATATCGCCATTGTCATTTTTCTTATAAATGTTCAATGTGATATTATCAAGCGTTCCATCTCTTTTTAATTTTGTGACAAATTCAAATTCGGCATCAAAGTTTTGAATGACTGAAATTAAGCGTGAGAGCTTTGTATCTTCACCATCGTAATTAATGGCTCTGGTATAGCTTGAAACTTCATTAATTCCAAGTGTGATTTTCGCAAAATTAATCAGCCCCATTTGGTCAAAGTACCATTGAATATTGTGAGTGGCTGTATTCTTAAGCTCCTTGACTTGCTCATTTCTCATTTCAAGATTAAGGGTCAGACAATTGAAAGTAATTTTGTCATCATCTTCTTCAACGATGACAGAATCAAACAGAAAATCTTCACCCTCGTACTGAAAGCTGAAATAAGCATGTTCATTCAACAGTTGAACGTAATNACTCCATTCTTGATTTTATTAACTGTAAAATCAAAAGTGGATGTCCCTTGTGCTAAATAGCGATGGAAGTTGTCATCTTTAAAGTCAGGGCTTTCTGAATCATCATTACTGAGAAAGCCGACACGTTCAAGCGTTCGGTCATGAATTGAAATTAACATTATAAGATTCGCTCCTTCCATAAGAATTCTATTTTAGGTGGACTTGTGGTGAAGCTTGAATAGACAATATCTATTTTTTGATTTTCGCCAGCAGGTATTGAAAAGAAATCTGAACCTGTGATGTAGTCAGAATTCGCTCCCTGTCCGTTGACAATTATTTTTTTAGCATCCATATTAACGATGATTTCGTCATTAGGTTGGTACTTATTGACCACATTAACCATATATCCATCATTGAGATTCGTTAATTTAAACGACTTTAAGCTCATATTGTTAATAACGGGATAATTCTGGCGACTTGCTTCTACAACATAGACATAAGCGAGTTTAGTTGAACTGCCAGCATCACCCATTAAGTAAGAGTAAGCCACGCCTTTCCAATAAAAAGAAATCTTATTGCCTTGTTTAATAATCGCCTGGCCACCATGAGCGGCATCAAAAAGCGAAGTAACGCCACCCGGTGCTTTTCCTGTCGAGGCATTAAATGGTTTATCCCCTCCGAATTTATGCATCTTATTATCGCCACCGATGAGCCAGAAGATAAGCTCAGCATTTTGACCTGCTCCACCTTTGAAAATTTCAAACATGGCCAACGGTTGCTTTTTTTCATCACAAAAATAAAGTTGAAAGCGGCCAGCTTGTCTTGCATTATTTTGGATAAAGAATGTATTAAACTGTGCATGCCAATTGACTGGATATTGGCCCGTGCTGTCTTTAGGAACATCATACCGTTGAATCCCAGCGTTCCAAGTTGCGGCTTGGCTAAAAGTAGACATCCTTATTCCGTCCGTTTTCCATTTCAGCTTACTATTGTTAGGAATAGGTGGGATATTTGTTTCCCAAGATGTCGTCCGATCCGTTGCATCTACGAAATTCGTGTCAAAATCTGACTGAGTTTTGAAATCCGCAATCGTTGTTTGTTTCGTTTTTCGTTTTTCGTCCGCTTCATCTGGATTCCCAATTTCAAGAACATTCTGTCCAGCTATTCCAAAGAAACCTGATTCAGCGGTGGGTGTGATTTTAATTGTTGGAAAGATTGGCAAGGTCCCATTATTATTGATTAGTACCGAAACTGAGTTATCAGCATTATTTATGATGGTTCCATTTTCACCGCCTGAGTTATCATTATTTAACGTTTTTGTATCGACTGATTCTGCGTAACCGCTTGGAACTAAGAACGTGAGAGTTCCTGTAGTATGCTCGAAAGATTGTTCACCGTCAGGTACAACATGCCAAACTTTATTTGGCTCATCATTAAAAATTAAAGGCACGGGGACTTTAACATTAATATATTTCGCAAGAAGTTCTTTGTTGGCATTTATCTCATCAAAAAATGTGCCATTAATTTCATAATCAAATGAAATTGTTTTACTACCTAATGCGTTATAAAGATAATCAACGCCTTGAAGTCTAGGGCTAGTTGTATTAACCCAATTTGAACCAATATTTCTTTTGATATTTGTAACAGAATAAAACAATTTTGATATGTCAATTCCGTCAAGTGTTATTTCCATTATTTTATTCACGGATTATGACCTCCAATCAAAGTTTGAATAAGAGTGTCTTTCTCTTGATTCTCAGAAATTAATTTTGTTAGTGTTTTAGCAGCATCCTTTTTATCAAAAACAGAAACTGATGGCCGATTTGCTAAAGCTCTAATTGCTTTAATTAATGACTCGTTATTACTTCCTGACATTAATTTAAGTAACTCAATAATGGTATTAAGTTGACTACTATTATCAGCAACTGGAGCATTAACTACTAACTGTTGTTGAACTGCTCTCATATCACTAAATATCTTCGCATTAGCTGGAATACCACCAGTCCCATCGGCATATTTAGGGATAAGTTGTGCTGTTTTGCTAGCTTTTAAAATTTTCGTTCCTTTAGGCAGTGGCATTGTCACATCTCGACCTTCTGGAATAAAACTTACTCCATTAGGCAAACTGATCAATTCCTTATAAGTTGGCCCTTTTTGGTCATTAACCATAGCAAGTCCGCCTGGATGGTATGGTGTCCCTTGGGCATTATTTGTTTTATTTATGATTAGATCAATTGTTTTTGAAGTCGGAATATCACCTAAGAATCCACTCAATGTTTTTCTTGCTCCACTGTCATTGGCATCAATTCCTACAGTTTTACCTTGCAATGCAGCAATTGTTGCGGCAGCGCTATTTACTCCTTTACCTGTTCCGTCAATAGCTCCTAGGGGTACAGATTTACCTGTTAGAGTATTTATCATTGCTTGTGCAGACATTGTAGGATTCTTAGTCAAGTCTTCTGCCAACAATTTCTTTGCAGGTGCTGTTGCTAAATTCCACGCTATTAAAAGCTGTGTTGCTTCATCCTCATGATTTTTAAAATCTGAATTGTCTCCAAGAAGTTTTTTCACTGGGTCTGGGATAGAATTCCAAATTTGTAAGCTATTTGATGTAGCAGTAATGGCATCTATAGCTGTACCACTTTTTTGCGATAAACTATCAATGTTTACACCATACTGTTCTAATATAAATTTTGCAGAATTATACCAAGTGTTGTACTGATCTGTTCCCTCTAATAGCCCTTCTCCTTGCTTCATAATCATGTTTTCTAACGTGCTCAGATAGGCTTTTGTTGTTGCATCATGTTCATTTTGAATTTGCTTTTCCTGTGAGGTATATTGTTCTTGAGTGATTTTCCCATGATTCAAAAGATCTTCAAGTTGGCTTTTTTTCTGAGAAAAAGTATCATTTGATTTATTCAGGATTTCTTGAATATTTGCTTCATATTCCCGAGCCTGTTGAGCGGAAATATTATTAATATCTCCAGCTAATGCTTGCATCAAAGCCTTCTTCTTATTTCCAGTTATACCTAAAGCGGTTATTTCTTGTTCTGCAATTTTTTGCTGAGCAGTGGCTACTTGCGTCTGTTGTATGAATGACAGTTTCCCTTGCTCTCCATTTGCATTTTTATAAATATTTGTTATTTCATCCGTAGCTTGCTGAACAACTGCTTTCGCAGTGGTTCCTCCGCTTTTAATATTGTCAATAACATCTTTACCAAAGCCTAGATTTTTTGCTTCATCAACTAATTTTTTTGTGGATGAATCAATATCACTATCAGTTGTAGTTTTTAAATCACTGATTGCTTGAGCGACATTTTTAAAAGCTTTAGTCCCCTCTGTTTCAAAAAGCGTAGTCGCTCCAGTCAAATCATCAATTTTGCTTTTGAAATTTTCAACTTTAGAAACAGTTTCTTGAGGAACGTTTACTGTGCCAAATAACTTCATTCTCTCTTTGGCTTCATCTACTGCTTTACTTACAACAATTATTAATCCAGCAAGACCAGCTACACCTAATGCACCAACCGCCACTGGACTTAAACCAGCTAATATTGGAGAGATTCCAGCTAAGGAAGCAGATAGTCCACCACCTCCAGCTATCGCAGCAGTTGCCCCTCCTGCTTCTGTAGCAATTCCTCTAAGTGCGAGTTCGCCTGCCCCTTTTGCTCCAATTCTAGCCAAACCTCCAGTAACTCCCGAAATAATACTTGTTAATCCACTTAAAGCTTTCGCTGTTGGAGCAATTGCAGCTGCTCCAAGTGCCATATGGATGATAAATTGTTGAGTTTCCGGACTTAGTTTTTCAAATGAGCCTGCTAGATTATCTATTTCCTTAACAACTGGAATGATTGAAGGTAAGAGCTTTTGACCTAAATCAATTGATAATACTTCTAAAGTCGCTTTAGCTTTATTAAAAGCATTCTTATCAGAATTATTCATTTGGTCTGCAAGCTTTTTAGTATAACCAGTTGCATTTTGTGTTTCTTTGGTTAAGTTGTGTAATGCATCTCCGCCTTGGTTAATCAGCACGTTCATGCCTGTTTGAGCTTCTACACCAAACGCTTTAGCAACTAATGAACTTTTTTCTGCATCTGTCATACCTTCGGTATGTTTTTTGATGGTATCCAGCATATCAGGTAAACCGATATTTCCTTTTTTCCACTCATCGATATTAATGCCAAGTTCTTCAAAAGCTGCCGAAGATTGTTTAGTAGGTTTTAACAAGCGAGATAGAGCGCCACGAAGTGATGTACCAGCTTTTTCGCCTTCGATACCATTATTTGAAAGCAATCCTACTGCAGCAGCGGTTTGTTCAACATTCATACCTAAAGAGTGAGCAACGGGCCCGACATATTCCATTGCCACACCCATATCTTCAAAACCCGCAGAGGTTTTATTAGCTACAAATGTCAAGCTATCCGTTACTCGTTGGGTATTTTTCATCATGGATGCTGTATCTTCAGTCTTTAAACCAAACTGTTCAAGAATAGCAGTTGATGCAGACATTACTGTTCCGAAATCTTCCCCTGAGGCTCTTGAGGCATCTAATACTGCTGGCATAGCCCCAACGGTTTGATTAAAATCATAACCGCGTTTAATCATTTCTTCCATACCATCATTGATAGATGAGGTATCGATACCGTATTGTCTAGCCCATTGTTTAGATTTATCTGATAAAGTATCCATTTGCTTAGAAAGGACATTTGCTGGTGTTCCATCTGATAATAAAGCTTGGATTTCAGTCATCTTACCATTGAAATTAGTTGCTGCTTGTATTCCTTTCGCAAATGTTGCAGTTATAGCAATTGAAGCAGGCATAGCTTTTGAAGCAATTGAATTTAAACCTGAGCTTACTTTTCCTAGACCCGAAGACATTTTAGGTAAGATAGAGGTTTGTTTATATTGCTCAATCGCTGCATTTTTTAATTGAGCATGGTATTGCATTAATTGTGCATTTGCTCGAGAAATATCAGCCGCATATTTTTGAGTACTTGAGCTTGCTTTCCCATCAACAAGTGAACCGTCATAAGATTTTTTGAGTAAATCTAATTGTCTTTTTTGTGTCTCAATGGATTTAGTTAGAACTTCCATCGGACTTCTAACTCCGTCAACACCTTTACCAAATGTTGAAAATGATGTTTGAGAAGTTTTTAAATCATTTTTTAAGGCGGATAATTGCTTATTAACTCCAGTAACACCCTTTGCAAAGCTGGAATCATCAAAGCCCATTTCAATTATCATTTTCCCTAAAGGTGTATCTGCCATTGCTTTCTCCTTGAACTTTTATTGTTAATTCAAGGATAAACAAAAAACGCCCTTAAAAAGTAGCGTTTTTTTGTTAAATATATATAAAAACTCCAAATAGAACTTTATGTTTATTGATCAGCTAATGTATAATCTGGAGTAATCACAGTTTTATCAAATGTTTTATCTGTTGTAAATTCAAACAATACTTTAGAGCCGGCCTTCCAATTCTGTGCTGAAACATACGCATCTCCTACTGTAACTCCGGTTGAATCAACTAGATTTACTTGCCCATTAAAGTTAGAGATGTCAGAACCGGTAGTATTCTCAACAGTTGCTTCGTATTTTTTATAGGTATCATCATATTCTTCAGGTTTATATTTAAATACTATTCCATTTACTAGGGCAGTTATTTTTTCTTTAACTTCATCATTTTTAACAGCCTCTTGTCCATCTTTTTCTAAATCTTCAAGATATGAATTATATTTACTATTCACTTTTAAATTATAATCATTCTTTAATTCTACTAGTAATTTAGTTCTTGTATTGTAAGCATCACTCCATTTTTTCATACCATCCATAGTATCCAATGAATTTATTGCTTTTTTAGAATCCTTTAAAGTATTAATGTACTGAATAGCCAATGCTTGTAACTTTGAATCTTTGAATTTTTTGTCTTTATACGAACTTATAGCATTCAATTCATCATTCACAAATTTATTATAGTACTCTTTAGTTTGGGAAGTACTTGGATCTTTTATTTTATCTAATTTATCGCCATCGCTCCATCTATTTTCTAACCCCAGAGCCAAATCGGACATAAATGCTTTATCAGAATATTCGTTTTTATTGTTTTTTACATTGCCACACGCTGACAAAGACAATAACAAAATACCAAAGCTGAACAAAAAAATTGATAGTTTTTTCATAAATTTCTCCTATATTTTATAATTAATTATACCTTTTTAAAATAATATATTGCAAGCGTTACCTAAAATAAAACTAAAAAAACAGCTCATAAGAGCTATTTTTATTTTAATGACTGCCCAAACTCCCAGAGTGATAACACTTTTTCTTGTTTAGGCTCATCTACGCTACCATCATTTGATATAATTTTTGCACCAACCACAGAAACAACTGTATAAAAATCATTACTAAGGATATCTGCTAAAGTATATGAACCAGTCGATACTAGCGTTTTTACAAAGTCTAGAAATTCAGAACGAGCTTCTGAGACTGTCATTGTTCCTTTTTTTCGTCACCCGTAACTTCTTTTGAACCAGTAATCGTTTCAAAAACATCTTTAATGAAATTTTGCAATCCCCAAGCAGGTACACTTGCCAAAATTGATTCTTCTGTTACCTTTGAACTATCGAATAAACCAGCGATGAAATTAATCCGTTTTTTATAAACGTCTGAAATAGACATCTTATCAACGTTTTTTTCAATTTCAACTGCCATATCCCAATAATCAAGAAGCTTTTGACCGCTAACATGTTCTTGAGTAACAGTAAACTCACCATCTTTATCACGAAGAGTAATTGATAGCTTAGTCATTTATTTCACCCTCCTGCTACCATTAAAGCATCAGCTTTAATTTCTGCAATACCAGCTGCATCAGTAGGAGCTCCAGTTCCTACAAAGGTAGAGTAGTACAATCCGTTGTCATCAGAACCAATGGCAAAGCTAATAGCTTCTGATGGAAGTTCACTTTGTTTGCCTTGTAATGAATTAAACTCAAGACCATCAGATGAGAACATTCCATCCACAAATGCCATTAAATATGGATGACCTTGAGGTGTTACATCTTCCAATAGAATCGAGCAATATGGAGAAGTGCGATCTGCAGTAGCTTTGTATACACCATTAGTAGATGCAACAATTCCAAGCACTGCATTTTTAATTTTTTCAGGGAAGTCCATGATATCGAACTCAACTTTACCATCTCCAACTCCTTTTCCTGAAATGGAGTATACTTTATTTGAAGAATAAGATTTTACGGCATCAACCGCTAATCCTGATACTTTAGCGGAAACCATACCACCATTATCTTTTTTTCCCTCGATAACAAACTGAGTTTTATCAGGAACTGCAGTTTTACCATCTTTTATACGAATTGTTAAACGTTTAAAACCAATAGGTACTGACATTGTTTTTTCTCCTTATTTTCAATAATTTTCGTAAAGATTGCTATTGCCTTCATAAAACCGAGCATCCACATATCTTTTTGTATCGCTAAAATATTCATCTAGTCCGCCATTCATCTGAAAGAATCCTTTTGTTTTTAGAATATTTTCAACTGTATTTTGTAATTTTTTTACTGTTAATCGGTCAATTGCCTCTATGCTGACCTGATAAACAAAATGTTTAGCTAGTGAATCATTGCTACTCATAGCTGTTTGTTCTGGTGGACCAGTCGGAGTAATTGTTATACTTGTTGAGCTTCCAGATAAATTTTCATATCTTGAATAACTTTTAAACCCACCTGTTCTTTGAATTGCTAGAATATCAGAGTCATTAGCTAAAGCTTGCATAAGTTCACTTAGCATATCATTCATTTTAGCAACTCCTTCAAATTAGCTTGCGCTGTCTTAACAAATTTTTGTCCTTGAGCATTTGAAAATCTTTGTAAAGCACCAAAACTTTTATAACGATATGATTTACCATTTCTGACAAAGCCATTATTTTCAAGATGGACAAGTCTCCAATGCTTACCGTTGTTACCTATCTTTATGACGGGGAATCCTGATGTTCTAGAAACATTCCCTCGAACAACACCAGCTACTGTATCACCAGAATTTGCAAATTGAGAAAGGGTACTCTTTAAATCAACTACAGCTTCATCAGCGGCTGCTTTAAGTGCATCACTTTCTATCTTCTTCACACGAGTTTCACTAAACTTTTCTCTCAATTTTGCTTCAATTTCTTCAAACCCTTTGATTGTCATTGAACTACTCATTAAGATTCGTCCCTCCTAGAATTATTTTCAAGAAAGTTCGGTCATGAAAATCAGGCTGAATGTCTACTATCCCCCAAACCTGACCTGAATATCTAGGATCATCAATAATAACCTTGTCATCATTTTTAGGTTGATAACTCGTTAAGGGATCGCGAATTTTTATCGTTGCTCCATTCTTAACATTTTGGCTTCCTAAGATGCTCAAATCTTTATTGCTTGGGCTATACACATCCGCAAGTGTTTTAAACTTTTCAATCAGTTCTCCACCTCTTCCATCAAAAGAGGTATCAATACCTACTCGTTTAAAAGTAACTGAAGTTCGCATCGTTCCATTGTTCGTTCGGTTAGAAGATTGAAGAACTTTCTGCGATTTTATCATCACTTTCCTCGCTTTCTTCAGGTTGATTAGCTAGAAAAACGTCACGAATGTTTTGAGCATAATTCTCTTTAAACTCATCAAGTGCATCATTGTAAGTATAGCGTGAACGCTCATAGATTAACTCCTCAACTTCGGGGTCAGTAGCATTAGATACACCAACCAACCGAAGAATTGAAGTATAAGAGGCAATGAGCATTTTTGTTAAATTGACAAGTTCATCAGGATCTTCTGTATTAATTCTCATCCTTTGTTTAAAAGATTTAAGATGACCATCCGCCCAAGTTTCCGCATTGCTCATTTACTTCTCCTTTACTATTAAGCTTCTGTGACTTTAACTGGGGCAGCATTAGCCTTTAACAAGTTTTACAACCTGAGCTGTATTATTGTCGTAAGCTTTTCCGTAGTAGAAAGCTTTGACAGTATAAAGTTGCAAGTCTTCGAGAGCGAAAGTTTGGTCAAACTCTTGCATTCTTGTTCCGCCCATATAAGCCCAGTAGCGGTTAGCCGCAAAGATTACTGCTTTTCCTTTTGGCACTGCAACGGATTGAACAATTTCAACACCGAAAGGTAAAACAGTTACCCAAACACCGTTATCCGTGAGATACATGAATTTAGCAAGAGTAGAGTAATAATCATCAGGATTAACTAACATTTTTACTTGTCCAGAGATATTTACTGTGATATTTTTTTCATTTTTAGAGAGAGCTTGCATTACAGGGGCGATTTTTTCTGCTGCATTGTCAGGATCAATATCAGACCAATCTGCAAAATCGGCTTTATCTGGATACGTTGTTACACTACCCTTGATAGCTCCTTTAGAGAGATCCTTCATCAATCCAATAGGTTTTTTATTTCCATCTCCTGCAACTAAAGCTGTTTCGAGTGCCACAGCCATCGCTTCAGACATTTGAATGATAATAAATGATTTCAACCAGTCATAACCATTTTCAAGAGCATCTTTAGGGATTGCGACAAAAGCAGTTAATTTGTTTTGAGAGAAGTCTACTTCGTGGAAAGTTTGGTTTAATTGACCTTTAATGCCATCAAAAACTTCTCCCCAAACAGCCGTACTACCACCATAAATTGAATCAGCGACTGTAGCTCTCATTTTCAATCCGGCGCTTTGGAATTTGATAATATCCAAAAGCGGATGAGCGTTTTGTAATTCCAGAAATACTTGGTTCATAAGTTCAAGAGGCAAGGTCACTTCTGGTTTCCCTACGCCAGAAGTAATATCATTAAAGAATTTAGTTTCATTTTCAGAAAGTCCATTAGTTGGACGCGAAGCCATTAATTCGTTGATTTTATCTGATGTTGAAGCATTCATGTTTTCCATAATTTCAGCTCCAAGAGTGTTCATCATTTTGTCAAAAGCTTTAGATTGTGCTGCTTCATCTGCACCCTCTTTTACTGCATTAGTATATTTCTCTACAGCCGCTGTGTAATTAGGTAGTTTTGTGTAATCCATTATTTAATTCCTCCAAATTTAAATAGTTGATTTTTAAGCGGCTTGTCTGCCGAGTTATTAGCTTCAAATTCTGCTTTTACTGCAGCTATTTTTTCATCAATTAAATTTTTGATTGACTCCATTTGCTCAGGATTGATTTCAATATTCATTGTTGATTCTTTGTCATTCTGCATAAGGGCGTTTATTTTAGAGACAGCCTCATCAGAAAGTAGTAAATCGTCACTAGCAACCATCATTGGTGTGGACTCGAACATGATTTCATCAACCAATCCTGCTTCTTTAGCTTGCTTGGCGTTATACCATGTTGTTGCATCCATTAATTCTTTTACTTCGTCAATGCTCTTATTCATTTTTTGAGCATACATTTCAGCAAAACCTTCACTAAGATTTTTTGAAGCACCAGCTTCATTACCTAAATCGCGATAATCGCCTTGTGCACCTGACTGCACATTGTGTATCATTACTGATGCACTTGGAGAAATTGCAACATGATCTGCGCCAAGCATGACGATTGTAGCTGCACTGGCACTATTTCCAGTTATTTCAACGTTTACTTTACCTGGATATTTTTTTAACGCAGTATACATATCGCTTGCAGCAGTAATTTCTCCGCCACCTGAACTCATAGAAAGAAGAACATCTTCTCCTTTTGCATTTTCTAAAAAATCTGTCATAGTTTTAGGAGTAACATTGCTGCGTTTAATAAAGTCATATACTGGACCAAGCGCATCAGGAATTATAGTCCCATTAAACTTAAGTGTCTTCACTATTTTTTCCTTTCTCTTCATAATTTTTTGTCATAATAAATCTGTCTCCGTCTGGTATTGGTGGTAAATTAGAAGCCTCACGAACTTCATTAATTTTCACTACACCGCTGGATCCAACTTTATCAATCGCATCTGCACGGTCAAGAATATTAATCGTTTTAAAGCCAGTCATTTGTAAGGTATTCCCATTCATAAAACCTGATTCTTTTATTAACAAACTGGCAAATCCTTCAGATAACTTGTTTCCAAGTGGAATTGCTGCAGATTCAATTGCTAAATCTAAATTCTCAGAGTTATTTGCAGTCTCTCCAAGAACTAAAGCTGGTGGAATTCCTAGCAATCCAGCTATTTCACCAGTAAAAATCTTCTTTAATGTCCCAAAATCCGTGATTTGATTTTGAAGCGTTGCTGATTTACTAGAAGAAATTTCATCATAAGCAGATTGTGCTTTACCATTGTCGGGGACGAATACAATAGGATCTGTGAGTAAACTTTGAGATAAAGTTGTCGCAAATTGTTTTTGAACTTTTTTTTGCTCATCTTCTTCAAGTTTGGTATTGACGGGAATACTTAACTTGGCTCTCAACTGACCAACTCGCAGTTGATTGGTAATTAATATTCCAAACAATTTCCCATAATCTTCCCACAGACTATCGATATATTTTTTTATTCCAATATTGTCATTATCCAAATGGAAACAGTCAACTCCTTGAGTAAATACTCTATCAAAATACTTTTGAGCATACGGACCAGAATTTGGAGCATTTGCGACATTACTACTTGAGAAATTAATCGTTACACCAGAATAGGTATTTCCATCTAATGAGTAGTTTGTAACAAAGCTATCAGCGACATAAAATTTATCATTATCTCTGATAACTAATAATTCGCCATTGAGTAGTTTCTTTACCATTGCTACTTTAAATTCACTGGCAGTTTGATTTGGATTAGGCTTTACATTTAAAGCATAATTAAAATCTGAATCTGTAATAGAACTTTCATTCTTAAATACAAATTTTCCTTTAGAAATTAATCGTGCCAAGTAACTTACACATGATTCTAAAGCAGCATTTTTCATTCCTAGGGTAGCTTGTGCATTAAATAAGGCTGTGTAACCAGAAACATCAGTATTTTCACTTTTGCTTTTAACCGACGCCCAAATGTCTGAAAATAGTCCCACATTTTCTCCTTTCCGTACTTTTAATTCAAGTTTAATGGAAAAGTAGAGCGAAAAAGTAGCGTTTTTATAAATAAAAGCCGCCCAAGTGGACGACTTATAAAATAATAATTATTTTTAAAAGTGACATGCTATAATAATTATGGATAATGTTTACCGACGTTTATTCAAATATTATAGAAAGGAGAGTGCAAATGGCTGAAAAAACAATACCGAAACCAAATGACGGTTCTTCTGAGCTGCATTATAACGGCGGAACGTCTACAGTTTCCCGTCCTGCTCGTTCGTCAGCTCCGCCTCAACCAAAAGCGGAAAAGAAATAATTTTTATCTTTTTATCGAAGTTGACATATATATCAGCTTCGATATTTTTATTTTCTATATAATCTAGCAAATCTTTTTCACTTTTTATCCTACAGAATTCTTCATTACCATAAAAGTTATAATTGATGATTGAAAAATCTTCATTTATTCCATTTTTAGAACCTCTGTAACCAGATGTTATTAATATATTATCTGGTATAGAAAAGATAAACATCGGGAAACTATCTTTCTTCTCAAAAAACTTATCCTGTACTTTAGTATTACTTATATCAGGTACACCATAGATACTTCTAATCCAATTTGTAAGAATAAATAATTTTCGTGAGATAAGTGGGAAAAACAAAGTTAAGACTATTGAAATAGAGGTTGCAATCAAAATTGATGGTACAAGTTTAAAATACAATGATAACAATAAGTAAGTTCCATAATTCATTGATGAGTATAGTAAAATCATTAACTTTTTATCTGATTCTGAACCAAAATCAGGATTATCTATTCTTGAGTATATAAGAAAATTTAAATAACCTAATCCTCCAAGTGCCAGTACTGGCTGTATTAATTCATTCATGTCTGCCTACTTTCTTAAATGTTATTTCTCCATCTATTATAAGACATTATCTAATATTTTCACTCTAAAAAAGTATCGTTTTATCCCATAAACCAACCCAAATTATCATAGAAATCAGCTGTATCTACTTCATTTAGTAAATCAGCCTTAAACATTGCTGCTTCAAAAGCTTTAAATCCATCTGTTTTTCGTCTGACATCTTCTTTTTTGATATATTCCACATTCCCATCTTTTTTCAAATGTCTAAGTACATTATTTGTGTACCAACGCATCATGTCATTATCACCAAAATTAATTTTTTGATTGGCGAAACTATCCTCAATTACCGTTGATAATTGCGCATCAATAGCCCTAAAGTTGCGAATAACTTCCACACGATAACCGAGCGGTTCTTCAAATTTACCATTCCAAGAGACTTCAAACCCAGCTTCTTCAAATTTAGGTTGTAAATACTCCCTCATTTTATAGCCATCTCCACAAATAGTTTGGAATTCATAACCTTCTTCATCACGCATACGAACAAACCAATCTACAACGTGCTGTGCATCCATTGACGGTTCATCTAATACTGTGAGCAATCCCTCATCTTCCCATTGCCTAATCGGGGCAAATCGTCGCTTACCATTAACATTTTCATTTGGCTTTGAATAGCTATATATTCTATCAACAAATTCTTTACGAACAAATGAATGAGATTTGAAAACATAATCCCCATCAACCTTAAATAATGCACCAACTGCAATAAAGTCACGGGTAGAGGCAAAGTCAAATCCCCCAACTGCAGGTAGATTTCTTAATTCTGGAAATTCTTTTTTGGTTGCTTTCAATTCTTCATAAGTTGCCACGCTTCTTTCAATGTCAGTAACCGGCAAATTCATACGTTTGGTCATAAATTCATCACGCCCACTCGGATTTACTTCCAGTTTCTTATATTGCTTTGTAACCTTTTTATACAATCTTTTCGCATAACTGCTCATTGGAAGAGTAAACATAGGATTAGCCATTTCCCAATTTGTTGGATCATCGACTTCTTGCTCATCGTTCAGTTTGCAAATAAAAGGAAATAATTCATCAAAATCAGCATCACCTTTGAGTACTTTATGAGCTAATTCCTTCATTTCATCAATGAATCCCTCGCGAACAAATCCATCTGTTCCGATATAGAACTCTCTTGGATTAGCAACTTTCCCCAAACCAGAAATATAAACATCTGTTACTTTATGGTCTTCATATTGGTGTATTTCATCAAATACTACTGCACCGTCACGCAAACCATCTTTTGTATTTCCATTGCTTGTCTTATAGCGAATAATAGACTGGGTTTTGCGATTTTTGATTTCTTTTTTACCCCAAGAAAACATTCTTTGAAGTTTTTCATTCATCTCAATTGTGTCGTAGATTTCTTCAAAGCTCATTTTAGCTTGATCTTCACTATTTGCGACAAGCGAAATATGATATTTGGGAATTCCGTGCATTGGAGTTTGCAAGTAGTTAGTTACTCCAGAGATTAAACCATTCTTACCGCCACCACGCCCCATCATGATTAAAAATTGTTCAAAAACAATATCATTCCCATCACTCCAAAATAAAAAAATGAAACTAATAATAAATTTTTGAAAGTCCTCTAGTTTAAAATAAAATGTTTCGATATATCTGATACATTTATTTATTTGACTTTCATCAAAGTGAATCTCTTTTCTTTCAAGACGAGGTTCAATTTCTCTAGCGATATATTCAACAAGTTCTATACGTTCCTTGTTAAGTTTTACTTTTTGAGCATGATAAGAATTGATATAATCACTGACATATTTAATCAGCATATAAATCTTCCTCATTAAAATCATTATTTTTGCCCTTTTCGGCTCGTTTTTCCTCGAAAAATTCATCCAATTTTATAAGAGCTGTATTAATTTTTACTTTCTCAGAAATGGCAGGGTTTGGTTTCAAAAATTCTTGATTACCATTAACGACTTTTATCATCGTTCCATCTTTAGAAATAGATTTATCAAGGTTTCTGGATATTCTAACCAAACTACAATATCTCTCCACCTTTTCGATTTCTGAAGCTGATTTTTCATTAATTAGCCCTAATAATTCTATTTCAAGTTTGCTTTTTGCCATGGTTACCCCCCCCCCTTTCAAAAAAATAGCTTTATTTTTGGTTAAAAGACCCCAACCGGTCTGTGGTAAATTCGGAATTAGAGCCGATTTTTTTAGACCCGGGGGTATATTTTAATTATTTTTCTGTAATTACCGAACAATAAAATCAGAATTCAAAAGTTTCATCATCAAACTGCTTGTATCTGTGTCTCTCGTGCCTCTTGTTGTGGCAGTCGTGACACAAGGTACGAAGGTTACTAGGCTCTAGTGCAAGCTCTGGATGATACTCAAGTTCCTTGATATGATCTATCTCTAGTGTCGCAGTCTTAGCCGTTGTCACCCTGCCTTCTGCTTTACACCATTGACATTCATTGTTATCGCGCTTGAGTATCTGTTCTCTCATACGCCTCCATGCTCCTGAGCAATAGAACCTGTGCCTTGCCTTTGGTGTGCTCACATCTATCATGATTCAATCGTAAAACAAAAACGCTACGAAAAAGTAGCGTTCTTTATATTATTCATGAAACATCTTAAGTAAATGACCGCCGTCATATTTCTCAGCAAACTGTTGCGTTGCTTTATTATTTCTAGCAATGACTGCAGTCTTTGAGTAATACATATTCATTGTGATCTTAATGATACCCCAGCGATCAATGTAATAATGTTTAAATATCTTACGATCATCTTCATCTTTAATATTATCTAATGCTTCATTGATAAGCTGAGATTGTTTGGCATTCTTCTTATTACGAATGATAATTCTTAGCGTCATTCGAACATCATGCCATTGTGCTTTCGTCAGTTCTTGTGTCATATTCTAACTCCTGTTATGTTATAATAGTATTAGAATAAATCAGTTTTTAAAGCCCATTGCCGTGGGCTTTTTATTATTAATTATTATTTGAATTAACGTTGGCATTCAATGCGTAATTGCTAGAGTTAGTCAGCTTATAACTGTTCATATAAATATTTGTAACTTTAACACCACATTTTGCTAATTCGTTCTCAATTTCTTTCTCATCTTTTGGAGTTAAAGATTGAGAATTTGCAAGTATATTATTACTGGTAATAACATTCTTAACGATTGCTCCGATAACTGTATTCTTATAGTCAGAATAGTTAGAGAGTAGATCTACCAACTTATTTGGTTGCAAATCATATACTACTTCAACACTGGCGCTTACATTGTAAGTTTTGTCTTTCATTACATTGACTGGAACAGCTTCTTTATTATTCCTAATATCTACTCGCTTTGTGTCATAAGATGGAGCTATAGCCCAGAAGTGTCTTCCAGTTTCAGTGAAAACTTTCCCAGTATATCGTCCTCCCCAACTTTTCTCTAGTGAAGCATATCCAGTTGGAACTGAAACACTTGAGAGCGCAAATATAAGCAAGAACCATACTAGGGCAATAAAGAAACCAAAAATAGAAGTGATAATAGTATTAGATACTCTATAATATCTATCACTGAATATCCAGAATAATATTGAAATGATTGTTGTGATTACAATAATAGTAATTAAAATCATAAATGAAATCCACATTTTATTTCTCCTCCAGTTGAGTTTAGCGAGTTCCTAGCTCAGTATGATATAATACGTGTGACCACAAAATAAAATGAAAAAGTATTATTTTTTACATGTGAAGCTCGAATCTGGTCAGTTCGGGCTTTTTTTATTTTTATTAAAACACTCTTTTTTTACTCATCTATCCTTCTAAAATACAAAATATTCATCACGTTTAAAGAAATTGCTTCGTCAGTTTCACTATCTTTGACATGAAACCACTTTTTACCAAAAGTTATAACTTCATCTAAATTATTTTCCGTTGCAACGAATTTAACACTATATCCTTTGAATATTGCTAAATATGTATGCTTTTTCATTCCATAACCTCATATTCCCTTTTAAATTGTTTGTCCGAAAGTCTAAATATACTTCCTCCGCGGCCCTCTTCGTGTACAAGCCAATATGGTAATGGAAAATTCAGTAAAAGTTGTCTTTCTTCTCCAATGCTTCTAAGAAAATCATCTACCTCCCTCACTTTTGTATCTGCCGTAACTAAAAGACAACTATATGTTCCTTTTCGCCTTGCTTTAACTACCATTTTCTTCTCCCTCTGTTATAAATTATGGTGCTAATATTTAAGATAATTGACAATGTAGAAAATACTATTGCTAAACTATTTAGAATCATTCCACAACCTCCTCGATATAGGCGACTTTGAAAGCTCCGTTGATATCAGCGTACCAACCTGCGTTACTTTCGAGTTCTTGAATTAAATCTGCTAAACTATTAGCTTCAATAATACTCATTACACACTTAGGTTTTCTATATTTGCTAACGAATTCTGCGCTATATAACTCAAATCTTTTCATCTCCACCTCAATCCATATTTTGATATGCTGCGATTAAAGAAATAACAATAGTTAAAATCCATTCGCTAGTTGTTGCATTTTTAAAAAACATACTAATCATATTAGAAGCAGTCATTAGAACAAACGAGCATATAATAAATTTTGTCAAGTAATCTCTTATTTTTTTATCCACTTTCCACCNTATAATTCACCGCAACGAATACAATATGTTGGTGCTTCATCTCCAATAAGTGCTGGTGGGTCATAATCATGCCCGAACAGCTTACACATTAGTTTCATTTTCTATTCCTCCACCATTTTTTAATATCATTTTTGAAAATGAATATGATAAAAGCCATGATAATAAGTCCCCAAATTGGAATAGCGATCATTGCTGCTTTTATGATTCGTATTAATAATTCTTGCAATTCATTATTCATTCAATCCCTCCCCACCAGTCATTGACCAGTGATATTAGTTTGTCTGTATTTTTCCATAACTTTTGGATATTTACCAACAAATTTTAATTGTTCCTGATGTAAATGAGCAGACCAATGGAAAAGTCTATCAATTTCTGCTAAAGCGCTCAACTTTTCGTAAATCTCTTTAATGTAAAACTCTGCATTTCCTACTGATTTCCAATATGCTGATGAGCTAACAGAATTTCCATGTTGAGCAAGTTTATGTGCGTTAATATCCGCATTTTCTTTTTTCGTCATCAGATTATCAATTTCTTTGAATATAATCTTTAACAACTTTATTTGGTAGTTTTGTACTATTTCCTCTGTTGTCATACCTCCACCACTTTCACTAAATCAACTCCGAGGGCTTTGCCTGCGAGGTATAAAGCACATAGATTTAAATTATCCTTGACAAATTCTTTTAATCCTGTAAATCCGGGAAAAGCTTCATCTTCATCAGCTTCATAAAATTCTCGTAATTCTACAAAATCATCAAGAATAGAGTAATCATCAAAACCATTTTCTTGAACATATCTTTTAGCTTCATTTGGGATTTTATCCAAATCATCCGCAATTCTTTTCGGAATCGTGAGAATTTTCCTCATATCACGATATCTGTTTGCATCTTGCTTTATCATTTCTTCGTCAACGATTTCAGAAATTCTTTTATTGTCCATCGCCGCTCCCTTCATTTCCGTTTGGAATACTTGACCCTGTTATGGTGTACAAGATAAAACCTAAAATGGTAATGATACAAAAAGATAAGATAACCAAAAACGTTTGAAAATAATTTAAATAATTTTGATCACTTATAATCCCTATATATACAATTGTTCCAGAGAAATAAAGTGCATCAATCAATAGCATTAAAATAAATTTATAATCTATTTTCGTCATCATCCCTCCACCACTTTCACTAAATCAACTCCGAGGGCTTTGCCTGCGAGGTAGGCATAAATGACAGGCATAAATTCATCCTGTTCATGATTGAACCATTGATAAAAT